CACGACCATCGACTGGAAGAACACCGGCGACAACGCCTATGATGGGGAGAAACTTAAACTCCTCGTCCACGATGAATCGGGGAAGTGGGAAAGGCCGAACAACATCCTCAACAACTGGCGTGTTACGAAAACCACCCTTAGATTAGGTAGTAGAGTAATAGGTAAGTGTATGATGGGATCAACATCAAACGCTTTAGACAAAGGAGGAGAAAATTTTAAGAAATTATATAATAGTTCAGATGTTACAAAAAGAAACGCCAATGGACAGACTCGCTCGGGATTATATAGTTTGTTCATACCTATGGAATGGAACTACGAGGGATTCATTGATTCTTATGGGCTACCTGTATTCGACACACCAAAAGAACAAGTTGTCGGGCCTCATGGGGATGAGATCGACCAAGGAGTAATAGAGCATTGGAATAACGAAGTTGAAGGTTTAAAAGGCGATCAAGATGCTTTAAATGAATTTTACAGGCAATTTCCAAGAACAGAAGAGCACGCTTTTAGGGACGAAACAAAAAACAGTATATTTAATTTAGCAAAAATATACGAACAAATAGATTACAACGAAGACTTAGGTAACAGTAATGTTTTAACAAGGGGTAGTTTTCAATGGGAAAATGGTATAAAGGATTCAAAAGTAATCTTTTCACCAAATCCAAATGGAAGATTTCTAATAAGCTGGATACCTAATTATGATATACAGAATAGACAGATATCAAAAAACGGTATTAAATGGCCTGGTAATGAACATATAGGCGCTTTTGGCTGTGATAGTTATGATATATCAGGGACAACAGACGGTAGGGGATCTAAAGGTGCTTTGCATGGATTAACTAAGTTTAGCATGGAAGATGCACCACCTAGCACATTCTTTTTAGAATATGTAGCAAGACCACAAACAGCTGAAATGTTTTTTGAAGATGTATTAATGGCTTGTGTATTTTATGGTATGCCACTTCTTTGTGAAAATAACAAACCAAGACTTTTATATTATTTTAAAAGAAGAGGTTACAGAGGTTACTCTATGAATCGTCCTGATAAACTATGGAACAAATTATCAGTAACCGAAAGAGAAATAGGCGGAATACCTAATTCAAGTGAAGATATTAAACAAGCCCACGCTGCTGCTATTGAAATGTATATAGATAAGCACGTAGGTTTAAACGACCAAAACGAATATGGAACAATGTATTTTAATGAAACATTACAAGACTGGGCCAAATTCGATATAAATAACAGAACAAAATTTGATGCCGCTATTAGCTCAGGGCTTGCTATTATGGCTTGTCATAAAGATTTATATAGACCAAATATCAAAATGGAAAGAGCACCAATTAATTTAAGATTTGCTAAGTATCAAATCGAAGGATCAACATCAAAAATAATAAAATAGTAATATGGCAGGAGTAGTAAATAGTTTTTTCCCAAGTCAAGTCGCAAGTGACTCTGAGAAGATGTCACGAGACTACGGGCTCCAAGTTGGAAGAGCAATTCAGAATGAGTGGTTCTCGAACAACTCTGGTGTAACTAGATTCAGAAGTAATCAAAATACATTCCATAGCTTAAGGCTATATGCAAGAGGTGAACAGCCTATACAAAAATATAAAGATGAAATGTCTATTAACGGCGATTTATCTTATCTTAATTTAGATTGGAAGCCAGTACCTATATTGTCAAAGTTTGTAGATATAGTTGTTAATGGCATAGCTGATAGATCTTTTGACCTTACAGCTTATTCTCAAGATCCATACGGGGTTAGCAAAAGAACCAAGTATATGGAATCTATTATAAGAGATTTACAAACTGAAGAATTAAATGTATTTGCACAAGAAAATTTTGGTATAAATTTATTTGAAAACAATCCAGATAAATTGCCAGACTCTGAGGAAGAGTTGGATTTACACATGCAGCTAAGTTATAAGCAAGGGATTGAAATAGCAGAAGAAGAAGCTTTGAGTGTTATGTTTGACGAAAACAGATATGACTTAACAAAGAAAAGATATTATTATGACATAACAACTCTAGGTATTGGTGCTGTTAAAAATAATTTTACAGAAGCAGAGGGCGTAACTGTGGAATATGTTGATCCAGCTTATTTAATTTATTCTTACACAGAGGACCCGTATTTTCAAGATATATATTATGCAGGCGAAGTTAAATTCGTGCCCTTAAACGAGCTTAAAAAGCAGTTTCCGAACCTATCTGAGGAACAAATGGATCAGATACAATCACAAGGATCGCAAAATTATGGTGTTTGGAATAATAATATAAGTAATACAAACAATAATAATAGAGATCAAAATATAGTTCAGATACTTTACTTTAATTATAAAACTTACATGAACGAAGTTTATAAAGTGAAAGAAACTGCAACAGGTGCTTCAAAAATAATAGCAAGAGATGACCAGTTCAATCCTCCTATTGAAATGTACGAAGAGCAGTTTGGTAAAATGTCTAGATCACTTGAAGTATTATACGAGGGTGTAATGGTGTTAGGAACTGATATATTGCTTAAATGGGAAATGGCCAAAAACATGATGCGACCAAAAAGCGATAGCAGTAAGGTTAAAATGAATTACGCTATAACAGCCCCTAGAATGTATCAAGGCAGAATAGAATCAATAGTAAGTCGTTGTACTGCTTTTGCTGATATGATACAATTAACACATTTAAAACTACAACAAGTATTACAAAGAATGATACCAGACGGTGTTTACTTAGATGCTGACGGTATAAATGAAGTTGATTTAGGTAATGGTACAAATTATAATCCTCAGGAAGCACTTAATATGTTTTTTCAAACAGGATCTATAATAGGTAGATCGTTTACACAAGAGGGTGATATGAACCCTGGTAAAGTGCCAATACAAGAAGTACAGACTGGAAGTGGAGGGCAAAAGCTACAAACACTTATATCTACATACAACTATTATCTTCAAATGATAAGAGATGTAACCGGATTGAATGAAGCAAGAGATGGTAGCACGCCAGATTCAAGAGCTTTAGTAGGTGTACAAAAATTAGCAGCAGCTAATTCCAATACAGCGACAAGGCATATACTTGATGCAGGTTTATATTTAACAAGAGAAACAGCAGAGTGTTTATCTTTAAGAATATCTGATATACTTGAATACCACCCAGCAAAAGAATCTTTTATTCAAAAAATTGGTGGGTTTAATGTAGCTACTTTAGATGAATTGAGGGATTTACATTTGCATGATTTCGGTATATTTTTAGAGTTAACTCCTGATGATGAAGAAAAACAACTTTTAGAAAACAATGTTCAACAAGCATTATCAGCTGGATTAATTGATTTATCCGATGCAATCGATATAAGAGAAGTTAAGAATATAAAGTTAGCTAATCAATTATTGAAAGTTAGACAAAAGAAACGTCAAGAAAGATTACAACAAGAGCAGCAAGCAAATATACAAGCACAAGCTCAAGCAAACGCACAATCACAACAAGTAGCAGCACAAGCTGAAATACAAAAAGACCAAGCTTTATTTCAAACAAAGTCTCAATTAGAACAATTAAAAGGTCAAATTGAACAGCAAAGAATAGGTGTTGAAGTTGGTGCTAAAAAAGAATTGATGGCTTTAGAATTCCAATACAACATGCAGCTTAAGGGCATGGAGGTTCAGAATGCTAAAGACAAAGAAAAAGAAATAGAAGATCGAAAAGATCAGCGTACAAGAATACAAGGTACACAGCAAAGTGAAATGATTGCACAAAGAAAAAACGATACACCACCGACTAACTTCGAATCTGGAGGAAATGACACAATGGGAGGTGGATTTGGCTTAGGTGCTTTTGATCCTAGGTAATAATAATAGTAACAATTATATAATATTTTATCATGTCAGAAATTAAAACAGAAGGTAGCTTTAAGATTAAAGCCCCTGAAAAAAAAGAACCAGTAGCTGAACAAGTTAAAGAAGCTCCTGAAGAAGTTAAAGCTGAACCTCAGCCAAAAGTTGATTCCCCGGTTTCAATAGACGAAGAAAGTGGTGGTATTAAATTAGACTTAACTCAACTTAATAAACCACAAGAAGATGCCAATACAGAGCAAGAAACAACAGACGTGGCTTCAGATCAACAAGCCGAACCTGTACAAGAAGTGGAAAAAGAAATACCACAACAACCAGAGCCCGTTCAAGCTGAAGAATCCGTTCTCGAAGAAATAACAGATGAAGAGGTTGAAGAAAAAACAGAAGAGCTAAAAGAAGAAATAGAACAAGCTGTTCAGCAATCACAAGACACCGCTGAGCCTTTACCTGAAAACATACAAAAAGTTGTAGAGTTCATGAATGAAACCGGTGGAAGTCTGGAGGATTACGTAAAGCTTAATCAGGACTATAGCTCTTTAAATGAGAATCAATTACTAAGAGAGTATTATGAAAACACAAGACCTCACTTAGATAAAGAAGATATTGATTTTCTTATGGAAGATAAATTTTCTTATGACGAAGAGGTAGATGACGAAAGAGAAGTAAGGCGTAAGAAGATATCACAAAGAGAAGAATTAGCTAAAGCTAAAAATCATTTAGACGGTTTAAAGTCTAAGTATTATAAAGAAATAAAATCAGGTTCTAAATTAGCGCCTGAGCAACAAAAAGCGGTGGATTTTTTCAATCGCTATACAAAAGAAAATGAAGAGGCAACTCGAGTAGCTGAGAAGCAAACAGAAGTGTTTTTAAATAAAACGAGTAATGTTTTTGGTGATGATTTCAAAGGTTTTGATTATCAAGTCGGAGACAAAAAATACCGTTTTAAAGTTAAAGACGCTAGTTCCGTTAAAGAAAACCAAAGCGATATTAACAATTTTGTCAAGAAGTTCTTGAATGAAAAAAACGAAATGTCAGATGCCAAAGGTTATCACAAAGGATTATTCACGGCTATGAATGCAGACTCAATTGCAAATCACTTTTATGAGCAGGGCAAAGCTGACGCTATGAAAGACAGTATGGCAAAAAGTAAAAACGTACAGATGGGAGCGAGAGGCGTTCATCAAGAAGTTAAAACTGCCAACGGATTTACAGTTAGATCAGTCGATTCAGGAAGCGCCGATTCAAAATTACGAATTAAAACTTTTAAACATTTAAAATAATTTATTATGGCATTTGATGTAGCGCCAGCAACGTTGGCAAATTTAAACCACCTTACACCGAGACCAGTAAAGGGGCTGTTTGGAGATAACTATTTATCTTTAGCAGATATGAGCTGGACTCAACAATTTTTACCTGAAGTTTACGAGAAAGAAGTAGAGAGATACGGTAACCGTACTATCACTGGATTCTTAAGAATGGTAGGAGCAGAGATGCCTATGGCATCAGATCAAGTAGTTTGGTCAGAACAAGGAAGATTACACATAGCTTATGATACGGCAGTATCTAATGCACCTGCAGGAGCAGCTGGTACTTAGACTATCGGTTTACCTTCTCCAGGAGCAGATGGAAAAGTTCCATTATTAGGACCTGGTATGACTATCGTTATTGCTAAAGGTACTGTAACTAACAAAGCATTTGTTAAGTCTGTAGGGGCTTTAGCAGGTGGTGTTCAGACTTACGCTATTGAAGTATATGATAACGCAAACAGAAACCTTACAGTAGCTTTACAAGGAGCAACAAATGGTAACGGTAACTTAAGCTTATTCGTATTTGGTTCTGAATATGGAAAAGGATCTTCATTAGCTGGTAATTCAGTTGATGCATCTTTTACAACTTTCAGTAACAAACCAATCATCTTAAGAGACAAGTATGAGGTTAACGGTTCAGACGTTGCTCAAATTGGATGGGTTGAAGTTACTACTGAAATAGGAACTGGTGGATACTTATGGTACTTAAAATCTGAGCATGAGTCAAGAATTAGATTCGAAGACTACTTAGAAATGAGTATGGTTGAAGCAGAAAATGCAGCTACTCCATTTACGAATGCAGCAGGAGCTACACTTTCAGGTATGCAAGGATTATTCTCTACACTAGAAGAAAGAGGATTAGTATGGTCAGGAACTGATTTTGCAACAGTAGGTGCAGGAACAGGGATCGATGCATTTGATCAAATCTTACAAGAGCTAGATAAACAGGGAGCTATTGAGGAAAACATGATGTTCTTAGATAGAGCTACGTCTCTAGGTATCGATGACATGTTGGCTGCTCAAAATTCTTACGGAGCTGGAGGTACATCTTACGGTGTATTTGATAACTCTGAAGATATGGCACTAAACCTTGGATTCTCTGGGTTCAGAAGAGGAGCTTACGATTTCTACAAAACAGACTGGAAATATTTAAATGATTCTACAACTCGTGGATTAATTAACGATATCAAAGGTGTTATTGTACCGGCTGGAACTTCTACAGTTTACGATCAACAATTAGGACAAAACATTTCAAGACCTTTCTTACACATCAGATACAGAGCTTCTGAAGCTGATGATAGAAGACTAAAATCTTGGGTGACTGGTTCAGTTGGCGGAAACTATACAAGTGACACGGATGTTATGAATGTGCATTTCTTATCAGAAAGAACAATGTGTACTCAAGCAGCGAACAACTTCGTATTATTAAAAGCTTAGGCTGACTATCAAGTAGTGGTTACCCTCGTTGAACTGACGGGGGTAATTATTACTCTTATTAACATTTATATTATATTATATCATGGCTAAAAAAGCACAAGCAGAAACTATTGAGGTTGCACCTCAAAAAATAAAAGTACCTGAAGTAAAAAAAGATACTTGGGTAATTAAAGATAGATTATATGAACTTGCTACAGGTAAAGAACCCTTAGTATATTCTATAGCAACAGCACATTCAAGAGTTAAATCACTACTTTGGTTTGATGAAGAAAAAGGGTATCAAAGAGAATTAAGATACGCAACCAACCAAAGATCACCATTCGTTGACGAACAAAAAGGTCAAGTTATAATGGGGAGAATCATTTTTAGAAATGGTAAATTATCAGTGAAAAAAGAAGATGTTGCATTACAAAAATTACTATCATTATATCACCCAGATTTGGGTTTAATATATAAAGAATATAAACCTCAACAAGTTGCTACTAATGAAGTAGAATGGATTGAGTTTGAATTACAAGCATTGAATATGGCCAAAGGATTATCCTTAGAAGATGCTGAAGCTATATTGCGTGTAGAAGTTGGAGAACAAGTAAATACATTATCATCATCTGAATTAAAAAGAGATGTATTAATATTTGCTAGAAAAAACCCACAATTATTCCTTGAGTTAGCAACAGATGACAATACCCAATTAAGAAACTTCGGTATTAAAGCTGTTGAAGCGGGAATATTAAATTTATCACAAGATCAAAGAACTTTCACTTACGGTGGAAATGGTCGAAAAGTAATGACTGTACCATTTGATGAGCATCCTTATTCAGCTCTATCAGCATTTTTCAAAACAGATGAAGGTATGGAAATATACAAAGCAATTGAAAAAAGACTTTAATAGTCACCTTATAGTAATAGGCTACTAAACGGTGGCCTATTATTATAATAATAAAAAATAAATTATGGCTGTAAGCGTAGATACTGTATATCAAAGAGTATTAGCAATACTTAATAAAGAACAAAGAGGGTATGTTACTCCTCAAGAATTTAATCTATTTGCTAATCAAGCTCAATTAGATATATTCGAACAATACTTTTATGATATTAATCAGTTTGGAAGAGTACCAGGTAATGATACCGAGTTTTCCGATAT